AAAGGACTTTGGAGCGTGGTGAATCGCCTTGAACTGAAGCGATGGTGCCCGGGGCCGGAATCGAACCGGCACACCTTTCGGTGGGGGATTTTGAGTCCCACTTGAAAGTGAGCATCCATGCGGGCTTTCATGCTGTTTCGTTCCGCTTTTTTCCGCGTCACGCTCCCAGCACGAAATGAAAAAGCGGAACGCGCTTAGGCAGCGGGACGGAGCTTCCGAACGCCGCCATAGTGGCGCTCTGTCAGGCGCTTGTCGTGATGTTGCAGCAACTCTGCCGCCTCTTCAAGACTGCCTGATTTTTGAGCGGCACGTTTGCGCGCGTCGCGCAGGTAGAGGGCGCGAATCTGCCGTACGAATTCGTCATCGTTGGCCAGCCCGGCCTTCACCGCGGCGCGCGCTCTGGCCTTGTCCCACTGATATCCCAGCTTGCGAAGCTCAACCGGTTCGCCGGCAGGCGTGGAGAGCAACATCAGGTGGTCCGCGTTGCCCATAGCGCGGCGTCGGCTCAGTAGCTCCGGCAACGTCGCCGACAAGCTCAAGTCCCACTCAGCCTCTTTGCCCGTCTTGCTGGCCTCCATGCGCAGAATGTCGCCCTTCGGCAGGAGTACCGTCACGCAGTCCGTCAGCCGCATGCCGGTAGCCGCGCCAAGGTCCATGCAATCGCGCAGGGTCGGATTCCCTTCGTAGCGGATAGCCTCCCACACCTCATCCAGCACCTTCATCTTGCGCGGCTTCTCGGTGTTCTTCCACTTCGACCGCTCCATACCGGCCGCCGGCCAGGGTAGGGCGGTGTAGCCCTCCAGGCGCGCCCAGTTCCAGATGATCGACAGCAGCGCCATCTCGCGGTTCGCTTGCGTCTTGGCCGACCGGTCGCGCAGGTAGCGCTTGAGCATCGGCAGATCCACGTCGCTCCAGGTGGACGCCTGCATGGCTGGGCGCATGGTCCGCAGGGACTTGGCGTAGCCTCGCTTCGTCTCAGCGCTGGTGTACGCCGGCAGCACATTCTCTTCCCACGCGTCGAAAGCTTCTTCGAGCGTGCCGGCGATACGCGGCGCCCGGTTCACGATCTCGTCCCAGCGCTTCACCGCCTCCTCAAAGTCCGTGCCTAGTGGGATGTCCGGCTCACCCTCTGGGCGTCGGTCGAAGAAGTAATACACGACCACCTTGCCGCTCTTTCGCTTGCGGGAGTGGGAGCGTAGGCGCGGATACTGTCCGGTCATTTCACCAGCGCGAAGTTGAAGCCCCGCGACGGCGCGACGGCCTTGCCGGCCAGCCACTCGCGAGTGTGGAAACGGCTCACCAGTATGCGCTTCTCGCGACGACGGTGTGGGATGCCATCGCGTCGCAAGATGCGCTCTTGCTCGTCTGCATTGGTGGCGCCGGTTAGTTCTCGAACCTCTGCCGGCCGCAGGAATTCGTCATCGATGGATCGAGGTGCGGTCATTCAATCCTCCATTAAAAAAGCCCGCACGGGGCGGGCTCGGGTTCATCTGGCCAGGGAGCGCGTTTGTTGCGCTGTCGCTTGAGGCGGCACATAGGTGTTCGGGGACCATCTTTGGCAGCTCGCCTGTCACCCATGCCCGCATTGGGTACGGAAGAAGGCACATCTGCCGAACATGCGCTTCTCCGCGGTCGGTGGCCCGATAGGCACCACGTTCTCCCGCTTTCTCGATCAAGTCCGCAACGACCAGCTGCCGAACCGCATCGTCGTATGCCGGGGAGTTGTTGCCCAAGCCGTCGTAGGGTGTCGCAGTGCTGTAGAAGTGCAGCAGCATACTGATGCTCAGCGGGCTCATTTTGGGTCCGATCTTTCGAGGGAGGGGGTAGAAATCGCCATGGAGCGGACGACCCCGAAGGACTCACTGAGCTTGCTGGCGACGTGCCGCATGCTGTGGGCCGAAACGCAGTCCAGGCTGAGCCCAGCGGCTTCCAGCGCTGCGCGGACGGCGGCCAGGTCCGGCTTCGGGAAAACATCCTCCGGGTAGGCGTTGGCCCAACTTACCAGCTTGTGGTCGAACTCGGCGATTTCATCTCGCAGGCCGGCCAGCGCATCCCGCACCCGCTCATCTGCCACGGCCTGGGCGTAGTCCTTGATCGCCCCGTACATCTTGGCCTCGACCTCGGCACTACTCCCTTCCTGCCTTGCGTAGACGTGACCCCATTCGCACAGAAGCTCCGTCAGGTCGGGCAGTGGCGGCATGCTGGGGGTCTGGTCAGGCATGGTCGCCCTGCTCTTTCTCGCGTGAGGGCTTTCGTCGCGCAATCTCGTCCCTGCAGGCTTTAGCGAAAGCCCTGTCGCTGGGGTCGTTGCTCATCGCGCAGGCCAGCAGCAGCCCGGCTAGGTCATCCGTGGGCACGTCGCTCAGGTCAGGTGTTTCGGTGCTCATGGCTCTTCTCCGGGGGTTTCGGTCGGCGCCGGCTTGCTCACGAAGTGCCACTGGCCGCAGCTGCAGAACTGGTAGCCGCTGGTGTCGCTCCAGCGGGCGTAGGTGCCCGGGCCGGCGGCCGGGATGTGCTCGACCTGGTCAGCCATTGGCGTCACCCTGCTCTGGGGGTAGAAACCGGCCGTCCAGGAGCCGCGCCGCCGCGGTCAGGTGCTCCGCCTCGGCGCGCATGGTTGTGATGTAGCCCGGGAGCTCCGCGCGCAGTTCGGGCTGCGCTTCGGCGGCCTTTTCCACGACCGCCACCATGTCCAACAAGACTGTGGCGGACCGCCGCAGGGACTTGGCGGCCGGCGCGGCGCCTTCTGGCTTCCACCATCCGGCGTCCAGGCCCGCCTGCGCGCGCTCGGCGATGCTGCCGTAGGCCGTCATCTGTGCCTGGGGATCGAAATCCGGCGCAGCGTGGGCGGCAGCCATGCTGGGGGCGTCGGCATACAGCGGCGGCGCCCTGCCACCGTCCGGCATTGCGTAGAGCTCGCAGTCGAAGGTCGGCCCCTTGCGGCCGGACAGCAGGCGGAGCTCGCCATCGTCCCAGACCGCGAAGTTCAGCAGTTGCACTGGCTCGGCCGCTGGCGCAGATGCGAGTGCTGCGCGGACCCTGGCTTCGACTGCGCGGGCGATCTCCAGCAGGCCGGCCTCGTTGGCAATGGTCGTGGTCTCGCCGCCCAACTCGTGCGCTCTGGTGGTGTTGAGGCTGTCGCAAGCGTTGATGACGACACGCATCAGTTCGTCGTCGGTCAGGTCACGTTGCATGGGAATCTCCTGGGGTGGCGGGCGGCGGGCTGACGACCTCCAGCACGCGCTTCAGGTCGAAGGCGCGCAGCAGGATGTCGCGGTGCTCGCGCAGCCCTTCAAGCTCGCGATGCATGGTGTTGACCTTGTCGAAGGCGCAGACCGGGCACTGCAGCAGAGCTGGCTGGACGCCCAGAGCCTTCACGCGGCCCTCGTCAAAGGCGAACTCCAGGTTGTGGATCGTGCAGCGGATGTGCATGCTGGTCTTGCTCACGGCTTGTCCTTTGCTGTAGCTGCGGCGGCACCTGGGGCGGCCGGGTCCATCCAGTACGTGACGGCCTCAACATCGGCGAATGGGCTGGAGTGGCAGTCGAAGTAGCTGCCGTGCTCCCAGACGCGCCATTCGCCCGTGTGCACGCCGCTCACGTCGGTGACGGTCATCCCGCCGTCGGTGTCCTCGCCATGGCGCTCGGCGTACACCCAGAAGATGACGGCCTTGCCGGGTGGTGGCTTGCGCGCGTCGTCAACGGAGATCCAGCCGTCCGACCCGCAGCCCTCGGGGGTGTGAGCGAGCGCAGCACGAGCGCTGCTGCGCGCTGCATCCAGTTCGTCCAGCGCCTCCTGCATGCCTGGGATGGCAATGGCGGCGCTGTAGGCGGCGGCGTCAAGCAGGCTGGCGCGGCGGTCGCATGCGGCATCCAGTCGCTGCAGGGCGGCCCGCAGGTCCGGGACCGCGCCTTGTTCTGTTTGGTTGGTCATAGCGGTCAGCCCTATGCTTGCAGCGCAACCATACCCATGCCGGCCATCTTCTGCGCCAGGTCCTCGGGGCAGTCGTGCCCGAGCACCGTGCGCGGCGTCAAGAGCTTCCAGGCGCCCAGGGTGGCGCCCAGGCCGATCAGCGTCAGGGCTGCTGCCTGGTCGCCGATCCAGGCCCCGACCTCGATGTAGCTGTGCTCCTTCCCGTCGAACGGGTCGATGTCGGCGAACTCTCCCTTGTGCCCAGCCATGGCGGTCTTCAGTCCATCGAGGGATGCCTTGGGGCCCTTCTTGACGCCGAAGAAGATCACGTCGGCGTCGGCAAGGTCGGCCGCGCAGCGTTGCGCATGCTCTTTCAGGTAGTCGTTCAGAGTGGTCATGGTATTTCTTTCAGGGTCGGCAGGGGGCGGGAATCAGGCCTTCTTCGCGGCCGAGATCGAGGCGATCTCGGCGCGTGTCAGCCTGCGGACGGTGGCGGTCTCTCCGCCGAACTGGTTCTCGCGCACAGCCATCCGAAGATGCTGCGTGGTGGTGTCGGCGCCGTCGCCATCGCGGGTGATGCGCGGCACTTTCACCAGCATCCACTCGGTCGGCTTCTCGTTCTCGATTCGATTGATCATTTCGATCCTTCAGCGGGGGTGATTGAAAAGGCGGTCAAAGACCGCGCATCACAGGGTTCGTACCGCAGACCGCGGCCAACGCCCGGGCCACGCCGGCCACATGCTCGTTGCGCTCGGCCTTGGCCAGGTATTCGAAAGTCGGATGGAAGTACGCCTCGGGCTTGTGGCCATCCTTCTTCATGTGGCCGAGCGTCCCGGCCTTGACCGCTGCGTTCAGCGCCTTGCGAACGTCAGCTGGAACGCGCGACGTGCACAGCAGCACACGGCGGCACTTCACCTGCTCGACATGGGACTGCTCGATGGTCAGCTCGCCGCGCTGCACGCGATCCTTGATGCTTTCCCAGTCGTTTTGGCTCAGTTTCATTTCGATCTCCGGTTCGGTTGCTGTGCATTCATTGTGATTGAATGAATGCGCCGCCGTCAAGCATTTGTTGTGATTATTTGAATCGCGGTAGACTCCACCCATGGAACAACCAAAACGCAAGCGCGGCGGGCAGGAGAAGCCCGACGACCAGAAGCTGGTGCAGCGGTCCATCCGCCTGCTGCCGGCGCAGTGGGCGAAGTACGACGCGGCCGGCGGCCTGCCGTGGCTGCGCGACCTGATCGACCGCGCCCGGCCGAAGCCGAAGGACGGCGACACCTGATCAGCCATTGCCGCCCGCCTCCGCTGGTGATTGAAACGGTGCCCGTGCAGACCGCGCGAGCGCCAGCAGCACCTCGCGGAACTCCGCGGGCGTCGCGGCTGCCTCGCGCCGGCCGAGCGTCGGCTTGTTGCGGGCCTTGCCGCGCTGGTCGTGAAACCCGACCTGGTGTGTGCCGGTTGGCCGCTCCCAGCGCAGCTCCATCGGCCTGGCGTGGCCGTTGAAGTAGAGCCAGGTGGCCTTGTTGGCCCGGTGCCCGTAGGCCGACTGCCAGACCTCGCACACCCAGCCGCCCGTGCGGCACTCCTGCCAGCCGGTGCCGCGTGGCGACGTGAGGCCATGGAAGGCAAAGGCGCGGCTCTTGGCCGGGTGCTCCAGCACGCCGCCGTAGGTGCGCACGGCGCGCAGCGCGGCCCGGAAGCAGCCCAGGTCGTTGCCTGGCCGGTTGTGCTCGCCGCCCCAGCGGGCGTAGTTGACCGACGCCATTGAGCCCCAGCGCTGGCACGGGGGGTGCGCGACGACGGGGTGCGGGCCTTCGTAGGCTCGAGCATCTCGAGCTTCGTCCCAGGGGTCAACGCCGGCCACGTCGTAGTAGGCGCCGTCCAACTGGACGTACAACGCGGCGACCATCATCGACCATCACCTCCCGAGGGTGGGACGGGCCGCGTGTCGATGGCGCCGCGGCACCAGGGGCAGAACTGCAGCGAGGCGAACTTCTTTCCGTGCACGATGGCCAGCTGCTGCCGAGTCTTGCCGGACTCGTGGTCACGGACGGTCTGCAGCGTGACTAGGCCGTGCCCTGCGATGGCGTGGGCCTGGTCGCAGAGGCTGAGCCGACTGCCGGCCAGCTTCTTGCACTTGTCGCTCATGCCTTGCCTCCCTGTGCCTGGGCGGCGCGGGCTGCGTCGTCCTTCTCTGGATCGGCGAACAGCGGCATGTAGTACAGCTGCATCCAGCGCTCCATCTGCGCGTACTGCCGCGGGTGCACCACGTCCTTGATGTTCCGGAATCCCTGGCGGTTCACATAGACGATGGGCTTAGCCTGCGTGGCGTTGGCGAGCGCGGCGCGCACCATGCCGAACGGCTCCGGTGCATCGGGCTTGCCCTCGATGAAGTCCACGACGGCCTGCAGCGCAGCGATGGCGCTGGGCGCAGCCGCAGCAGCACCAGGGGCGAGGCCGACGGACGTCAGCATGGCCTCGACCCGGTCGAGGGCTGTGCAGAGCCCGGGGTCGCGCCCAGCGGTGCCTCCCGTGGTCCGGGCAGCGACGCAGAGCGCCCGGACACTTTGGATGAATGCATTCGACGCGACCTGGACGGTGGGCACGGGCGCATCCGGGAACAGCTCAATCCAGCGCACCAACATGTGATGCAAGCCGCCCGTGCACGCGGCCTGGATCACATTGCGGAGTCGGTTGATCTCGACGGCGGCGTCCAGACCCGCATCTGGATTCCCACCATCTTCCTCAGCGGGTCTTGTCGTGTTGGTCATGCTGCCTCCGTTGGGGTGGCGGTGCGCCCGCCTTTGAGAGCGACGATCAGTCGCATGGCGGCTACCAGCGCACTGGTCTCGTGGTAGCCCATGCCGCGCCGGCCATCTGTGCCGCGCAGCTTCCAGCTGGTCGCAAGCCAAGTGCCGCGCGGGCCCCAGCCGGCCTTCGGGCCGCCGTTGCGGTGCACGCTGGACTCGGGGCCAGACAGGTGGATCTGGAAAATCTCGATCAGCGGGCCGCCTTGCGCCCAATCGGTGGAAGGCGACCAGGGCGGCACGCTCGCGCCGCCGATGTAGCCGATGAATCGGCCGCCGATTCCAATGGCCCACGCCTCGCCCTCTCGGGCAATGGCGTCGTGCCCCAGCGCGCGGGCGACAGCCTCGTCCAGTGCATCGCCTTCAAGTTGGCAGAGCTCCATATTTCTATCCTCAATCGGTGCGGGTTGGACTTGCTGCGGCAAGGGTGGCGAGGTATCACGCGGCCTCTGCCATGGAGTTGGTGTTGGCGGCCACTTTGGCCATGTGCGACCGAAGCGACACAGGGGCGAGGCCGGTCCATGGGTTGATGGCGATCACAGTTCCTCGGCGCTTGGCAGCCCTCGCGCGCTCCTTTGCGCGGTAGGCTTCAAGGTTCTTGGCCCGGTAACGTCGGACCGCCTCGCGGTTGAGCTCTCGCTCGCTACGCTTCGGCTTGATGGCGTCCTCTCCACCGGCAGCGGAGTAGCGGGCCAAGAGGCAGCGCCACTCCCCGGTTACCTGGGTCCACCCGACGATGCGGAACCGCTCGCCCGGATGATCCTTGCGACGCTTCCCGATGGCGCCGTTGATGGCATGCACGGTGGCGTCCAGTTCTTCGGCGATGTCTCGGGTGGTCATCGGTCCACGCTTGCGCAGCAGCGCCGTGATGGCCTCGACTCTTTCGATGCGCATGGTCAGCTGATCGCCAGTCGGTCGCTGCGCACGATGCGAGCGCCGGCAACCGCCTCGCCTGCCTTGATCGCGGCCTTGATCTTGGTCTTGCTGGGCGTCGGCGGCTTCGGGTCGTTGCACAGCGACGCCGGAAACTCGGCGCCGTCCTCGATCTGCACCGACTCGTCGCGGTCGATGTGAAGCTTTGCGCCGAACAGGCCGGTGTCGTGCTTCACCTCCAGGATGCCGGTGGCCTTCATGCAGTCGGCCATGTAGCGCTTGAATGCTTCCAGGCGCTTCACACGGGCTGCGTGCCGGCTCACCATCTGCTCGATGATGGAGGACGAGGCTTCCAGCAGCGCCGCCTCTTCCTTGGCATACGCCACGCAGGCAATGGCCTTGTTCTGGAACAAATCGCGGCTCTGGGAGTAGGTCTCGACCAGCTCGCCGGTTTCTGGGTCAATCTGGTTCACGGAATCGCGCACCGACTGCGCGAGATCAAACAGCGTCACGTTGCTCATGCGGGCTCCTTGGGCCATGCGGCCGTCAACTTGTCTTGGGTCTTGGCGTCCAGCTGCTGCCAGATCGCATCGCGGTCTGCGTCGTCCAGTCCGATGAGGTAGTCGCACACACCAACTGCATCGCCCTTGGCGACGCCGGCCGTCAGGCGCTTGGCAATGGCTGCGGGGCTGCTGTCCTGAGCGGGCGGGGCAGCGTCTTGCTTGCGTTTCGCGGCGGTTGCTTGGTTGCCGTCGTCATCCTCCGGCGCCATGCCGCAGGCCGCCATCAGCGAGTAGCGGCGGGCGTAGGTCAGCGCCGAGCCGTAGCCTTGCGGGTCTTGCTTTGCCGCAGGGACGGACAGCTTGCCGGCGCTGATCGTCTCGCCGGACTCGTGCACGAAAACCGTCTCGACGGTCACGCCGCGTTCGGACTCGTGGGACGACTGCATCAGGAAGATGCCATTGCTGTTCAGCGCATCGATCACCGCTTCGATGCATGCCGACAGATCGGCGTACTTGTTCTTGAAGTGCGGGTTCGTGTGGGTCTTGAGCGCGGGGCCAAACTGCTGCTGGGCCTTGACCATTGCGCTTGCGATGTTCTTCATGGCGTCCTCAGAACGGCAGGCCCTTGAAGGCCATGCCGTAGGCAATGCGCGCGGCGTACCGGCGCGAGTGGTGGGCGGCGTACAGCCGATAGATGGCGATGAAGTGGCGCAGCTTGTTCATGCGAACACCTTCAAAGCAAAGCCGGTCAGGCCGGCCAGATAGGTAAGCCAGAAGAGGGCGGGGGACATGTCAGGGCTCCTTGGGTTGATTGGCGTCCTGCCACTTCGCCTCAAGCCAGTCGTACAGGCGTTGCGCATCCTCGAACACCTCGTATGCGTCCTCTCGCGTGGCGTAGTGCGTGAAGTGGTCGTCGTGCAAGTGGTGGTAGTCGGCCCCAACCTGCATCGACGTGAATGCCTCGGTATCGCGGTCCCAGTGCGCCCGGAAGTAGCTCGGGTAAACGCTGCAGCATTTCACGGCACGCACTCTGTCGTCTCTAGGCGAGAGTGAGAACAGCAGCCCCAGCCATTCGGCAGTCTGATGGGGCATCCCGATAAGCCAAGGTAGCCCGGGGAGGATCGAAATGGCACTTTTCCATATCAAGGTTCGGGCGCTGATGGAAGCGACCGTAAGCACCCCGGTTTTCGCCGAGAGCGCTGAAGAGGCAATGGCCTACCTGCGTGCAAACAGCGAGTGGCACTCTGATGTGGCTATTTCGGACGAGGTGGAGAAGGGCCTGCGAATTGAGCCCCTGGAGGTGATCCAAGTCGAATCACCGCAAGAGTGCGACCCTCTGGAGAAAGTCGAGGGGTGCTGGTACGACGAGGAAAGGTATGGCTACGGCTGGCAGTTGAGCCTGTCAGATGCGTTCTTCTGGGATCGCATGCAGGCAGTGTTCTGGGCCTACAAGAACGGGGATGTTGACGACATCGAAGCTGAAGGGGCGATGTACAACGAATTCTGTGCCCTGCGCGAGGCTTCGGCGTCCGAGTTCGCCGCGCTGCAGGGTGAGCGCAATGGCTAAGGCCGGCCGCCCAATGGGCAAGCTGCACCAGGACGACGTGCGCAAGAAGATCCAGGCAAGTCAATTGATCAATGTCTTGCAGGAACATGCACTTAAGGGCTCGGATCTGGAGCAGAGCCGCATCAAGGCCATCGAGATCCTGCTGAAGAAGTCGCTACCCGATCTGACGGCGATTCAGTTGACCGGCGAAGACGGTGGGCCGGTCGAAACCGTGACCCGCATCGAGCTGGTTCCGCTGGGTGGCAACGGCACAAATTGAGATCGTCCCGAAGCTGATCCCTGTCTTTGAAGGCAGGGCAGACGTTCGGGGTGGTGTTGGTGGGCGCGGCTCAGGAAAGACGCGCAGCTTCGCGAAGATGATCGCCGTGCGCGGCTACATGTTTGGCATGGCCGGCATCACTGGCCAGCTGGTGTGTGGCCGGCAGTTCATGAACTCGCTGGAGGACTCCAGCCTTGAAGAGTGCAAGCGGGCCATCGAGGAAGAGCCCTGGCTGGCCGAGTACTACGAGATCGGCGAGAAGTACATCAAGTCCAAGGATGGGCGGATCTGGTTCACGTTCGTGGGCCTGGACCGCAGCATTGCGTCGATCAAGTCCAAGGGCCGCATCCTGATCCTGTGGGTTGACGAGGCCGAGCCAGTGACGGACTTCGCCTGGTCCATCGTCATTCCCACGCTTCGAGAGGAAGAGTCGGACTGGAACGCTGAACTGTGGGTGACGTGGAACCCGATGCGTAAGACCTCGGCGGTCGAAAAGCGCTTCCGGTTCTCCAAAGACCCGCTGATCAAGATTGCAGAAGTCAACTGGAGCGACAACCCGAAGTTCCCGGCCAAGTTGGAGCGCGAGCGCCTGCGGGACAAGGAAGAGCGGCCAGACCAATACGGACACATTTGGGAAGGTGGGTACGTCTCGGTTGTCGAGGGCGCTTACTTCGCCAAGCACCTGACGGACGCCAAGGCGCAAGGGCGGATTTGCCGAGTGGCGGCTGATCCGCTGATGACGTTGCGCCTGTTCTGCGACATCGGCGGTACGGGAGCAAGAGCTGATGCCTTCGCCATCTGGGTTGCGCAGTTCATCGGCCGCGAAATCCGCGTGTTGGACTACTACGAAGCTGTCGGGCAGCCGCTCGCGTCGCACCTAGCCTGGGCCAGGTCCAAGGGTTACACGCCCGACAAGGCGCAGATCTGGTTGCCGCATGACGGCGCGACTCAGGACAAGGTGCACGACGCCAGCTATGAAGGCGCGCTGACGCAAGCTGGCTATTCGGTGACGGTCATCGAGAACCAAGGCAAGGGCGCCGCGATGGCGCGCATTGAAGCCGCTCGCAGGCTGTTGCCGGCGTGCTGGTTCAACGAAGAGCCAACAGAGCCCGGGCGCGCCGCGCTGGGTTGGTATCACGAGAAGCGCGACCAAGAGCGCGGCATAGGGCTTGGCCCTGAACACGATTGGGCAAGCCACGGCGCCGATGCATTCGGCCTGATGTGCGTTGCCTACGAAATGCCAGCAGGCGCACCGGTTGCGCCGATCAAGTACAGGAAGAGGCCACTAGCATGAAAGATCAAGCCTGATGGCCAAGATGGACGATGACACGCTGCTGTCTCACCTCCAGAAGGAGGAAGAGGCCGCCGCGGATTACGTGTGGGGTGCGCTTTCGGCCGAGCGGCTGAAGGCCATGCGCGAGTACCACCGCGAGCCCTACGGCAACGAGGAAGAGGGCTGGTCCACCATCGTCACCAGCGAGGTGCAGGACACCATCGAATGGCTGCTGCCTGACCTGCTGGACGTGTTCGTCAGCACGGACAAGGCCGTCGTCTTCGAGCCAACGCGCGCCCAGGACGTGGCAGGCGCAGAGCAGGCCACGGACGCCTGCAACTACGTCTTCTACAAGCAGAACAACGGCTTCCTCGTCCTGTACACGGCGCTCAAGGATGCGCTGATGGTCAAGAACTGCGCGGTGATGTGGCGCAAGGAAGAAAAGCGCACCAAGAGCGTGCTTCCGGTGCAGAACGCCACGCCCGAGATGCTGGCGATGGTCCTGGCCCAGCACGAAGAGGCCGAAATCGAGTCGGCGAGCGAGGTTCAGCAGCCCATCATGGACCAGATGACGGGCCAGCCTGCCGTCGATCCGCTCACTGGCCAGCCGATGGTGCAGACGCTGATCAACGCCCGCATCTCGTACATCGAGAAGCGCAAGACGATCAAGATCGAGGCCTTCCCGCCCGAAAACCTGCTGGTGCGCCGCGATTGGACGCAGCCTCTGCTGGACGATTGCCCCTATGTGGCCCGCGCGATGGAGGTTTCTCTGTCGGACCTGCACGAAATGGGGTTCGAAGACGTCACGGCCGAAGACCTGACGAGCAGCGGCGAACCTGCGCCGACCGACGAGGACGCCTACCGCGCCGAACGGGCAGGCCGTAACGGCGACGCCTACATCGAATCTCGCCAGCGCAACGATGTCGAGGACGACAGCCTCAAAACCGGCATCCTGCGCATCGAATTCGTGCTGGTGGACTACGACGGCGACGGCATCGCTGAGCGCCGCTGCATCTACCGACTGCAGAACAAGGTGCTGAGCAACGACGAGTGCTCGCATGTGCAGATCGCCACGGCCTCGCCTGTGCTGCTCACGCACCGCTGGGACGGTCTGAGCGTTGCGGACCTGATGAGCGACCTGCAGCGGCTGAACACCGAGCTGACGCGCCAGGTGCTGAACAGCGCGTACCTGTCGAACAACCCGCGCAAGACGGTCCTGACCGATGTCAACGGCACGCCGCGGGCCAACATCGATGACCTGCTCGACTCGCGCCCTGGCGGCATCCTTCGCCAGCAGCAGGTCGATGCCATCGGCCAGGACATCACGCCATTCGTCGGCGGCCAGATGCTCCCGCTGCTGGAGTACGTGGACCAGATGGGCGAGCGCCGCACGGGTTTGAGCCGGCAGAGCCAAGGGCTGGACCCCAACGCCATCAACGAGCGCACCGCAACGGCGGCACGCATGGCCCAGGGCGCAGGCCAGAAGCGCATCAAGCTCATGGCCCGGATCTTCGCGGAGATCCTGCTCAAGCCCATGTTCCGCGGCACGTTCAAGCTGCTGACCGATGGCGACATGGAGCGGATCGCGTTCAAGTTGCGTGACCAGTTCGTGGAGTACGACCCCAACGAGTGGCGGGACAGCTACGACACGACGATCAACGTCGGCCTGGGCACTGGCGACAAGGAAGTGCAGGGCATGCAGCTGCAGCAGATCGCAGCGGCTCAAGGCGCATTGGCCGCGAGCCCGTTCGGCCCGTTGCTGCTCAAGCCCAAGCAGGTCTACAACACGCAGGCGAAGCTGGTGGAGAACGCCGGCTTCAAGAACGTGGGCGATTTCTTCATCGATCCGGGCGACCAACCTCTTCCGCCGCCCCCGCCGATGCCGCCCGATCCCAAGATCGCGGTCAAGCAGATGGAACTGCAGGCCGATGCGCAGAAGTTCCAGGCCGAGACGCAGCGCCTGAACGAGGTCGAGCAGCTGAAAGCACAGGCCAAGCTGCAAGAGGTCCGCGCCAACCTGGAGCTGCAGGCCGCGAACGATGCGCGCGATTCTGAGCGCGAGATGATGAAAGCGCAGTTCGAGGCGCAGCAGGCCATGCGCGACGACGAAACGAAGCGGCTCATTGCGCAACTGGACGCCGAGATCACACGCTACAAGACCGACGCCGACAACGCCGTCAAGCTCCAGATCGCAGGCATGCAGCAGCAGACCGCAGTGCACGCCAACGAGACACGCGCCCAGCAGGCGCAGGAAAAGTCCGAGCCCCAAGGGGACTGAACCATTTCAAAGGCTCCGCAGTGATGCGGCCCGGAGGTAATCCATGAGCGAATCCATCGCAGGCGGCCAGACCGTCGATCTTCCCGTTCGTGCTGGCGACAGCCTGAAGATCGGGTATCTCGGCGGCACTTACTCGGCCGTGGCCATCGCCGGCTTGTCTGGCCTGCCTTCGGCTCTGGCGACCAACGCCAACACGAGCCAGACGCTCGGCCCATGGGCGCGCAACATCGTCGTACGGCTGTCCACCTCGGCAAATGGCCGCGTGGAATACGCGGTGGGCAACCCACCCGTGTTCGCACCGGCCGGCACGCGGTTCGTGCGCACCAGCGACGGTGTGCCGCTGGAGCTGAAGGGCCTGGGCGCGAACGCCGAATACCTCGCGGCCGGCTCCAGCCCGACCGCGCCGGCAGCCCTGGCTGCATCGGGCTCGTACAGCACGTCGCTGACCGAAGGCACGCGCTACGAGTCCGCCGCGCCCACCGTAACCGGTGGCGTGGCGCCGTATGCATTTGGCTCGGCGGGTGGTCGCCTGCCGCCTGGAATTCGTATCAATCCTCAATCGGGCGTGATGCATGGCGTGCCGAGTTTCCAGGGCTCCTATGCGGGTGTGGTGGTGCGTGCGATAGACCAATTGGGCGCTTTCATCGATATGGCAGTCGGAACGGTCGCGGTGGCTGCCCCGAGCACCGCTCCCGTTGTGGGCAACCGATTGGCGGTGGCTGGCGATTCCATCACGCAGCGCAGCTGGGATACGGCGGTCGGAAGCGCAACCCTAGCCATGGCGGGTGGTGTGTGCACCGTCACCCTGTCGGCGGACCGCACTGCCTTGATGCTGCCGGGCCAGAAGATCCGGTTGTCCCTGGCCACAAACCCCACCAGCCTCTACAACGGCGAATGGGCCATCACCGCCAAAACCGGGGTTCGCACGCTGACCTTCGATTTCCCATTCGCTGAAGCGGCCCCCAGTGGGAACTGGAACTGCTCGTTTGCCAATGCGGTCGCCACCGAGGGTTTCGTCAACCACATCATGGGTACGACCGGCCAGCGCATGGCGCTGACCAAAAACATCGGCTGCGATGGCGCCACTGCCCAGCAGATCCTGGCCATCATGCAAGCACGCCTTGCGCCCGGCGACTGTGACGTGCTGTGTGTCATGGCTGGCACGAACGACATCAACCAGTCGATCCCCACCGCCACCACGATTCCATTCCTGCAGCAGATCATGGACTACGCCGTGACCATCGCTCCCTTGGTGGTGATGATCTGCCCCCCGCCGACCGGAACTGCGAACGGTGGGCCGGCCGCTCTCGGCAACGCAATCAAGAGCTACGCGTCGGCCAACTACCCGACCAAGATTTCGGTCATTGATGCATACGAGCTGGTCCGGGAACCTGGTCAAACTCTGGCGAAGACCGGCTATCTGATCGACAACCTGCATCCGTCTGGAAACGCGGCCTGGGTCATTGGTAGCGCAGCCGGCGCGGCCATCCTCGCAGCGCGCCCGGATCTGCCGGCGCGGCCGACGCCGGCGACGAGTTTCGTCACGAACGGCAACCTCACGGCGGTGACCGGTTCCGTGGCTGACGGCGTGACGGCATTCCCGGCTTCGTCCACGATGACGCCGAGCATCGTCGCGAACCCCTACGGCCCTGGAAACCTGCAGCGCTACGACGTGACGGCCACGGCTGCAGGCCGCTCGCGCGCCGAATTCCCTGTGGCTTTCGGCAGCTTGGTCACTGGCAAGAAGTACCAGGCCAAGGCCCGCGTGATCCTGAACGCCACCTCGGCAACGTTGACTGACCTGGACTTGCAGATCACTGTGACAGCTGGCGGGCAGAGCTACTTCCTGCAGGCCATCAGCACGCAGACGAACACGAACGCGGGTGGCATGGGCGGCACGAAGCGTGCCTATGCAGAACTGCCGAATCTGGTGGTGATCACCGAGCCGTTCGTTGCGCCTGCCAGCATCACACTGGTGGGCTTCCGGTTCTTCCTTGGCTTCGGTGGCGCTGGAACTGGAGCGTACAGCTTCGGCGAGATCGACTTTTTCGAGGTTGTCTAGTGGCTATTCACCACTGCTCGTCGTTGAACTCCTCGGCCCTCTCCTCGGAGCTCAGCCGTCGCTTTCTGTCCATCTCGGCGGCGTACGCCATCCAGGTGGCTGCGCCGACCAAGATGAGGCTGACCAGTCCGCCCAGCCACGCCACGGCCGAGTCCTCCGCCACTGCCGCCACAAGCGCGCCTGACGCTGCGGCCAGCAAAGTCTCGCGAATTGTCGGAGCCCCTAAACCATTGATTGCGGTGGGTGTAGTCATGATTTGGCTTCTTGCTGCACTTGTTTCGGAATCGTAACAAATCGGCATGCGGCTAGTTCCAGCCTTATTCCACGGCTCATCCAAATGACCGACCACACCGAAGTCCATCGCGCCACTGAGGCGTCCCAGGTGCTGGAGAGCCAGGCCTACCAACAGGCGATGCAGTCGCTCAAAGCCCAGATCCATCAGCAGTGGATCGAATGCCCCGTGCGTGACCGCGAGGGGCAGTTGTTGCTCCTGCAACTGGCAAAGCTGGCCGACAAGTTCGACGGCATCCTGCGCGGCATGGTCGAGACCGGGAAGCTGGCACAGCGTCGCATCGAGATCGATGAGGCGCGCAACGAATCGAAGGCGCGGCAGATGCTGCGCCGTGTGATGTGACCTGGCTAGACCGCGATCTCATTACGGGACCGTACTTGGCCCTTGTGCTGTCGGATGCTGAGTACCAGAAGGCGATGGCTCACTGCGGGATTGGGCCGGCAGACCGAGGGCCTTGGATCAGAACGAGTCACGCGAATGCGACGGCGCACTATTTGAACAACCCGAAAGGCGAACAGGTTTGCATCGTTGCACTTCGTCTTGTTGACGACGTTACGCCGATCCAAATTGCCGCGTTGTTGGTGCACGAGGCGGTGCATGTGTTCCAAGAGTTCTGCACCAGGATCGGCGAGTGCAGCCCGTCGCCGGAGTTCGAGGCGTACTCGATCCAGACGATCAGCCAGCGTCTCATGCAGGCGTACGCAGAACGAATCAAGTAACCGGCGATCACCCGCCATTGGGCCTCCGCTGCGAAGCGTGCCCGTAGCAGCCTCTGGTGACTAGAGGGGCTGTTTAGACAGGACCATTCCCATGGACGGACAAGGCGACATCGCCCCCGATACCCCTGACCTCGTTCAGTTTCTGATCGACAACCCCGAGGCCGATCACGACGATTCTGAACAACCCTCCGACGAGCCCGCGCATGCGGACAACTCCGACGATCAAGAGGACCAATCTGCCGAAGGCGAAGACGACGACGAGGAGCAATCCGACGACGCCGCCGAGCCGGAGAAAAAGCCCGAGCAGGCAACTGGCCAAAAGTTCACCGTCACTGTGAAGGGCGAAGACGGTGCTGATCAGACCCTTGAGGTCGATCAGAAAGAGTTGATCGCCGGCTACACGCGGCATGCGGACTACACCCGCAAGACGCAGGAACTGGCGACCAAGGAACGCGAAGCAGCGCGCATCGTCACGGCCAAGCTGGACGAAGGCCGCAACCACTACCTGCAGCAGGCGCAACTGACGCATGCCGCCATCACCAGGCTCGCCGGCCTGCGTTCCGACGCAGAAATGGCGGCCCTGGCGCAGACGGATCCGTCTGCCTGGGTGCAGGAGAACCAACGAGCCACCGCAATCCGGAACGAGTTGCAGCGGCTGGAACAAGGCATGCAGGCTGAACACCAGCAAGCCCTCCAGAAGCAGCAGGAAACGTCCCGCGAACGCAAGGCCCAGGCGTGGGAGCAGCTGACCAAAGATGGCATTGACCGCCCTGCGATGGAGCGCATCTACAGCGCCGTCACCAAGACCTACGGCCTGAGTGCCGAGCAAATGGCCGGTGTGGACGACCCCCGTGTTGTCCGAATGATGCGCGACGCCGCCGCGTACCAAGAACTCAAGGCGAAGAGTGCACAGGTGAAGAAGCAGGCCAAGGCCGCGCCTCCCCTGCCGCCTCAACGTCAGACCCCCACCCGAAGCGACCAGAACACCCGCCGCATGAACGAGCGCTTCCGCTCGGGCCGCGCCGGCGTGAAAGACCTGGGCGCGTTCATTCTGGCCAACAAGCTGTAAGGAGCCAACATGGCACAACCGACAAATCTCTACGACCGCTACGACGCGGGCACCAACGTTCGCGAAGACCTGATCGACAAGATCACGATGACCAACCCCGAGGAAACCCCGGTGGTGTCGTCCTTCGGCCGCGCGACCGCGACCAACACCTACCACGAGTGGCAGCGCGACGCCCTGCGCGCACCCAACAAGGACAACGCGGCCATCGACGGCGATGACGCAACGCCGAGCGCCAAGACGCCCCCGCTGCGTGTTGCGAACATCTGCCAGATCTTCCAAGACACCATCGCCACCTCCGGCCGTGCCAACACGGTCAAGAAGGCGGGCATGGCCACCGCCCAGGCCTACTACAAGGCCAAGGCGTACAAGGAGCTGCAGCGCGACATCGAGGCCGCCGTCGTATCGAGCAACCCCGCAGTTGCAGGTTCCGGTGCCGCCGCTTCGAAAGCTGGCGGCCTGGGCGTGCTGATCTACACCAACGCACTGCACAACGGTGCTGGCGCAACGGCGGCTCACACCTCCGGCGCCCCGACGACCGCAGTGACGGGCGGCACCAACCGGGCCTTCACTGAGGCGCTGCTGAAGACGGCCGTGCAGAGCACCTACACGGCCAGCGGCAAGGTGCCCCCGATGGTTGTCCTGTCGCCCAGCCACAAGACCACCTTCTCGGGCTTCACCGGCATCGCCCAGAACCGCAAGGAGGTCAAGGACAAGAAGCAGGCCAATATCGTTGGCGGTGCTGATGTCTACGTGTCCGACTTCGGCAACCTGGAGATCGTCCCGCACTACATCATGGCCGGCGCCAATGAGGTCTACGGCCTCAACCCGGAGTACGGCGACATCGTCTACCTGCGCGGCTTCCGCAGCAACGAGCTGGGCCGCACCGGCGACTCCGAGAAGGAACAGGTGCTGGTGGATGCCACCGTGCGTCTGACCTCCGAGAACACGTCGTTCAAGATTGACGACCTGACGCCCTGATCCGGCGCGAACCAAGGGGGCTTCGGCCCCCTTTCCTTTTTCTGGCATCGCTGAGAAGCGACCTGGAGACGAAATGGCCTATTCCGAGAATGTCACGCTTGACGAAGGCGTGTCGCGCGGCGGTGTCCGCACGCAATTGCACTTCGAGGGCGAAAGCCTCATCGTCCAGAAGACCTACGACGCCACGCCGCACCTGCAATACGCCCAGCAGGCACGCGAGGCCACCGATGGCCAGCGCTGGGGCGAGGGCAAGCTGATCGGGCACATCCCTCCGGCTGAGTACGCCCGCTTCCTGATGATCCGGGACAACGCGGAGCGGCAAAAAGCCATCAAGACTTGGCTGCGTGAGAACCCGGCGTTCTGCATGTTCCACAGGGCGCTGCGGTGATTACCGACTACGCATCCCTGCAGGTCGAAGCGGCCAAGGACGCGCAACGGCGCGACCTCGATTCCGTGATGCCGGGCCTGATCCAGCGCGCCGAGGCGAACATCTTCCGCGAGTTGGCCCTCTATGGGCTGACCGCGGAGGCGACCGGCACGTCCGTTGGCGGCCAGATCACGGCGCCGAACGACATGGACGGTATCGAGAGCCTTGCCATTGACGCGCACGGCTGGTCTCGGTCTCTGGACTACATCCCGACCCAGGACGGCCTGCAGCAGATCGGCGGCGGTGTGCCGCGGTGGTACGGCATCGATGGCTCCGTGATCTCGATGTACCCGACACCGGCCGAAAACTACGACTACACGCTGCGCTACACGCCCGCGCTCGTGCCGCTCAGTGACGCGAGCCCGACAAATTGGGTTCTCCTGAACGCCCCTGACGTGTACCTGCACGCGACCGTGATCCAGATCGGCATCCGCACCCAGGACGATGCCCTGATTACCCGTCACGGCCAGTTCTACAACAACTCCATCCAGGCCCTGCGCAACAAGGACGCCCGCCAACGCTTGGTGCGTCGTGGTGGCCTGCAGATCCGCCCGCGGAACGCCTTCTAATGCTGTTCAAGCTGTCCCCCTTCGCCGGTCTGAACAAAGACCTGTCGGCCGTCGAGTTGCCGGCCGGCGTGGTGACCGATTCGGCGAACGTGCGCTTCCGAAAGGGGATGGCAGAGCTGTTTCCGACCAAAAGCACGGCCTACGGGACGGCTCCACTGGCCCCTGTGACGGTGTTTCCCGTGCATGTGGGCACCACGCGCTACTGGCTGGTGCTCGGCACGGCAAAAGCCTACTGCGTGACCGGTGCACCTGCTGTCTGGACCAACATCACGCGCCAGACCGCGAGCGTGGACGTGAACTACAGCGCAGACCTGGCCACGGGCTGGAATGGTGGCGTGCTGAACGGCGTTCCCATCGTAAACAACGGGTTCGACGTGCCCCAAATGTGGGCGCCCGCAACTCCTGGAACGAAGCTGCAGGCCCTGTCGGCCTGGCCCTCGACCGCCCGTTGCCGTGTTCTTCGCCCGTTCGGCAACTTCATGTTCGCGTTCGACGTGACCAAGAGCGGCACGCGCTACCCGCACCGCGTGAAGTGGTCGCATCCCGCAGACCCCGGGACCGTTCCGGCAAGCTGGGACGAGACGGACCCCACCAAGGACGCCGGTGAGTTCGATCTGTCGGGCTCAGGGCACATCATCGACGCATTGCCCCTGCGCCAGTCGCTGATCATCTACACGGAGAACTCCACGTGGATCTGCAACCTGGTGGGCGGGCAATTCGTGTTCTCGTTCCAACAGATCTTCGCCGCGTCGGGGCTCCTTTCCCAGGATTGCGTGGTCGAAGTGGACGGCTCGCACATCGCCATGACCGCGACCGATGTGGTCCGGCACGATGGGAGCTCGATTCGCTCGATCCTTGAGGACTCGATGCGGCAATGGCTGTTCGACAGCATCGAGCCGACCATGTTGGATCGGTGTTTCATCGCCAAGGTGCCGTACTCCAAAGAGGTGTGGATCTGCTTCCCTGAAATGGGGCAGACGCTGTGCACCAAGGCAGTCGTCTACAACTACATGGACGGGACTTGCGCCATCCGCGAGCTGCCCGGGGTGTCCGCTTCCATGCCTGGGATGGTTGAGCAATCGACCGCGGGCGCCTTTGATGACAAGACCGCCCCTTTTGAAAGCTACCTGACCGCCTTCGACCAGAGCGAATACGGCTCGCAGATCGAGCGCGCCTTGTTCTGCGCGCCCGGGCTGTCGCAGTTGGTTTTGATGGACAGCCTGCCCACGGAAAGCACTGGTTTGGTGTCTGGCTTCATGGAGCGCACAGGGCTTGCTTTTGATGCGCCCAACCAAGTCAAGACGGTTTCGCGTGTGCGGCCTCGGATCAAGGCACCGACCGGTGCGGTGGTGAGCTTTCGCGTGGGCGGCCAGATGGATCCCTATGGGCCGGTGGACTGGAGCGACCTGCAGACCTACACCGTGGGCACTGACAGCAGCGTTGATCTGTTCGCCAGCGGTCGCTACCTGGCCTATCGGGTCGAATCGTCAACAGCCTATGGCTGGAGGCTTGAGGGCCTGGACTTCGAATTCACACCTCGTGGGGGTTGGTGATGGCCTATCGCTTCACGATGCCCCCGCAGGACGTTTCCAGCTTGCCGGCGTACCTCGCGCGTGAGTTCAGCGCAGTTGCTGGCGGCTTCAACGACGCAGCCGATGGCGTGCAGTTGAACCCTCTTACTGCCGCGCCGAAGAAGCCGCGCACGGGCCTGATCGTCTGCGCTGATGGGACGAACTGGAATCCTGGCGCAGGTGCAGGCATCTACTGGTACACCGGGTCCGCCTGGTCGAAGCTATGAGCGCAATCATCGAACAACCCGCCATGCGCGAAAGGCTGGCAGGGCTGGAGCGCGCCATCGTGGAGTGCCTTCCGCAGGTCGAGCTCAAGGTCGTGCACCACTTCTCGGCTGGCCTCTATGCCCGAGAACTGCACATCCCGAAGGGGACCGTTCTCACTGGGCACATCCACAAGACGCAGAACCTCAACATCATGTCCAAAGGAGAACTCACGGTTCTCACCGAGGACGGACCGGTACGGGTAAAGGCGCCTTTCACCATCGTCTCGCCACCTGGCACCAAGCGGGCCGCCTATGCGCACGAAGACACGGTGTGGACCACGATTCACCCCACCGAGCTGACCGACGTGGACGAGATCGAGAAGGCCTTCATCGTCAAGACCTTTGACGAGTACCAGCTGTTTGTCGAAAAAAACCTGAGCATCGAAAGGAGCGAACCATGTCCTGGGGAGCAGTAGCAGGCGCCGCAATCGGCGTAGTCGGCGGCGCAATGAGCGGCGGCGGCGGAAGTTCGCAATCCACCACACAAGAGGTTGACCCACGCCTCGCAAAGTACCTCTACGGCGAGGACGGAGACGGGGGGCTGTTGGCTGATGTGTCCAAGTGGTATCAGGCCAACAAGTCCGGCCTGAACGACCAGATGGCGCAGGGCCTGAACACGCAGTGGAACGTCTACAACGACCCCAAGACCTTGGGTGGGTATCAGCAGATGTCCAACCTCGGCTCTGGCCTCATGTCCACGCCGGTTGTGGGGAACCCCTTCGCAGACGGGCGTCTGTCGCTGGGTGGCGGCAGCAACCTCGGCATGGGTGGTGGCCAGTCGCAGACACCGCAGCAAGCGCCGCAGAGCTACGGCATGCCGGCGAGCGCACAGCAGCCAATGCCCGCTGCTCCTGGTCCGTTCTCGTCCAGCCAGCCCGCCTATCAAACGGTTGCCCCACCTCCTGCCGCACCTGTGAATTCAAGCTGGGAAGACCTCTTCAATCCCGGAAAACAGCCCGTCCTAAGCACGGACAAGAACAAGGACTGGCGCCAAGGCGGAACCAACTGGGTTTGGAACGGCGGCATGTGGCAGCCCGAGCGCATGGAACAAGGAGGCGCCTGACCATGGCCATCAACCCATACATCCAGCAGCAGGCCGATGCGATCCAGGCGGCCAGCAACCAGAACCTTGCGCAGAACGTCATGCCCGGCATCCGCTCCGGCGCACTCGGGGCAGGTCAGTACGGCAGCAGCCGCCAGGGCATCGCTGAAGGTGTCGCAGCAGGCAATGCGCAGACCGGTGTCGCCGGGGCTCAGGCGCAGCTCTACGGCAACGCCTACGCGCAGGACCAGAACAACGCTTTGCAGCAGCAGTCCATCAACAACCAGTACAGCCTGGGCATGGGCAATCTTGGTCTGGGCTTCTTCAACGCCGGCAACAACTACAACCTGGGTATGGGGCAGTTGGGCAACCAAGCCACGGCGCAGAACCAGAACTTCTACACCCAGCAGCGCGGGCAGGATCTGCAGCAGTTGGGCCTCGGGGCCTCGCTGTTCGGCCAGGGCGTCACGGGCCAGGTGGGCGTGGGCCAGGGCCAGTACCAGACGGGCCAGACGGGCTACAACGCGCCTTTGACCAGCCTGCAGCAGTACAGCAACCTCCTGAGCCCATACACCGGCCTTGGCGGCACGCAGGTCACAACCGGCAGCGCAAGCGGCAGCGGCGGCCTCAACAGCGCCATCGGCGGCGCGCTTGCGGGCGGGCAGATCGGCAAGAACCTGGGCCTGGGTTCGAGCACGTCCAGTAGCGGATGGTCGATGCCGTCCAACACGCTGGACTACAGCGGCTCCAGCGCATTCAGCTTCACCTAGGATCACCATGAGCCTTCTCGACTTCTTCGGCAGTGGCTGGGATGACCCGCGCTCCGGCCAGATCCTGGGCCTCGCACAGGGCCTGCTGTCTGCGCCTGGTGGCCGCGGCCTCGCAGCGGGCATCGAGGGCATGCAGCGTTCCCGCCAGAACGACCTACGCTCGCAACTGGCACAGTTGGAGTTGCGCGGCGCCCAACGCCAGGACCAGCAGCAGCAGCGCGCAATGGACCTGGACACGGCAATGCGCGAGGCCGCCGCAGCCTCCTACCGCACGCCGCAGCAAGCCAACGCGATGAGCATGGGACCGGCGCAGGATGGCGGCGCAGTGCCACAGGTGCAACCGGGCTTCGATGCAGCGGGCTACATCAATCGTCTGTACGGCATCGACCCCATGAAGGCCATCGCCGTGCAGCAGTCGCTGACGAAGGATTCGCAGTTCAACAAGATCGACCCCAAGGACTTCACTCCTAGCTCTCTGGCCAAGTTTGCCCAGACGCGGAACTATGGCGACCTCGTGCGGCAGGACAAGCTCGAGTTCAAGGACACGGGCGGCCAGATCACGGCGTTGAACCCCTTCACAGGGCAGCAGGTAGCAGGCGTGGGCAAGACCGGGAACCCGTTCGATGACTTGGTTTTGGGCGATGGTGCGGGCGGCTTCCGCCCGAATCAGCCGCTGGTGGAAGCGCGAAAGGCCATCGCTAAGTCCGGCGCGGCCAGCACCTCGGTCAAGATCGAAAACAAGATGGGCGAGGGCATCGCGGCCCAGGTCGGGCCGATGTTGCGCGAGTCGGCTGGTGTCGCCGAGGGCGCCGTGAAGCAGATCGATGCCGCGGACCGCATCATGAAGGCGCTGGACTCCAACAAGATGTATGCGGGCACTGGCGCAACGATTGGCCTGACTGCTGCTCAAGTGGCAGACAGCCTCGGCATCGCCGGCAAGAACACGCAGGAGAAGATCGCCAACACACGCAACGTGATCCAGGGACTGTCTCAACTGACCCTGCAAGGCCGCCAGCAGATGCGCGGCCAGGGCGCCATCACGGAAAGCGAAAGCAAGCTCGCGGAACGTGCCGTGTCGGGTGACATCAGCCTGACCCCGGCAGAACTTCGCATCCTTGCGGGTGCTGCCAAGCGGTCGGCGACCTACATGCAGAGCGAGCATCAGCGCAAGCTGGATGTGGTTCGAAAGAACCCAGACCTCGCCGGCATGGCGCCGTACTTTGATGTTGCCCCCGTCCCAGCGGAGAAGGCGCCGGCCGGCAATGTCGTTGACTTCGGGAGCCTGCGGTAATGGACGTCCGCCTGCCTGACGGGACCGTCATTCAAAACGTGCCGGATGGCACCACGCGCGCCCAGCTGGTGGAGCGCCTGCAGCGCAACGGCATGACCGTTCCTGGCGATTGGCTCGGCACGCCAGCCGCCGCTCCTGCGCCTGAGCGCGCGGCGGTGGAGTCTGCCGGTAGCTTCCTGAACGACATCCCGCGACAAGTCGGACTGACTGCACGGTATGGCATAGAAGGGCTGGCCAACGCCGCCCAGATCGTGACCGAGCCAGTGCGGCAGCTCGTCACGGATCGGCTGCTGCCGAACCGCACGCCTTCGCTGACCGGCTTGGTGACGGGAGAGCGTCCGGTCAAGTCGCGCCCGCTCGGCGAAGAGGCATCGCGCCTTGCGGACTGGATGGGTCTGCCGAAGCCGCGTGATGCCACAGAACGGGTTGTTGGCGGTGCAACTCGGCTGGTTGCGGGGGCGGGCGGCACGACGGGCGCTGCTCGCCTTGGCGGAAGCCTGCTCGCACCCCTGACGGCGAACGTGCCGGCGCAGCTGGGGTCGGCTGCCGGTGCGGGTCTGGCCTCTGGCGCCTCGCGGGAGGCTGGCGGCGACGAGCTTTCGCAGGTGGGCGCTGGGGTGTTGGGCGGGCTTGTGGGTGGGCTCGTCCCGGGTGGCGCGATGCTCGCGGGGAAGGCTGTGGAGAACGCGGTGAATGACCGCATTCCATCACTGGCCCGCGCCCGAGACATGCAACTCGACGTACGCCTGGGCAACATCCTCCGCCAGCAGGACGTGGACTTTTCGGCCCTGCCGGAGAGCCTGCGCCGCAGCATGCGGGCGGAGATGCGCGATGCACTGCGCACCGGGCAGGAAATCAACCCGGCTGCGGCACGCCGGCTGCTCGACTTCCAGCGCACCGGCACGACGCCCACCCGTGGGATGTTGTCGCTGGACCCGGTGCAGATCACGCGCGAGCAGAACCTGTCACGCATCGCCGCCAACAGCCAGGACGACACGCTGTCCGGCCTACCGCAGCTGCAGAACCAGAACAATGCCGCACTGATCGGGCGCTTGAACGATGTGGGTGCCGCCCGAGGCGACCCGCTGCGGGCTGGTGAAACAGTGGCCGGCGCGGTGCTGGGGCGGCAGGCTGGTCTACGCGGCGCGGAACAGGAGGCCTGGACCGCTGCGCGCGCTTCGCCTGGCTATACGCAGCCCATTTCCCCGGCTCCGTTGAACGCCATCAACCAAGCGTTGGGAGATGAGGCTTTGATGCCGTTCATGAATCCGACGATCTCGCGGTACATGGAGGCATTCCAGACCGGCCAGCAGCCGTTCACGCCTCAGCACTACCGCAACCTGCAGTCGATGCTCTCGCGCGAGATGGCGAAGGGCGGGAACGAGGCAGCAGCGGCCGGCGCTGCGCGGCGTGCTCTTGAGGCGACTCCCATGACGCCGCTGACGCAGACCGGCAGCAGCATGCCAGTGACTGCCGCAGGTGTGAACTACCTGCGAGGGCTGGATGCGCAGCCTGCAGACGCCATGGCAGCAGTGGACCGCGCGCGCCAGGCGACCCGCGCAGCCTATGCCTACGAGGACTCGTCACCTCTGGTGCGCAGCGTGCTCTCTGACGGCGCGTCCGGCGACCCGCAGCGCATCGCTCAGCGCTTCGTTGTGGGTGGCACTGCCGACGAGGCGGCGACGCTTGCGCAGGAAGTGGGCGAGGGTGGCCGTGGCGCCATCCGTGATGCCCTGATGGCACACCTCAAGGACAAGTCTCTGAGCGGTGCATCCGATGAGGTCGGGAAGTTCAGCCAGGCCAACTACAACAAGGCCCTCAAGCAGATCGGCGACCAAAAGCTGTCGCTTTTCTTCTCCCCGGAAGAGATCGAAAACCTGCGGGCAGTGGGCCGTGTGGCGAGCTACATGCAGGCCCAGCCCGTGGGTTCCGCTGTCAACAACAGCAACAGCGGCGCTTTGATGCTCGGCCGCGGCTACGACGCGCTGCGTGCGGTGGCTGGGAAGGTTCCGTTCGGCCAGCAGGTGGTTCTGGACCCGTTGCGCAACATCGATCTGTCACTGTCCCAGCGCGCCGCGCAGAACGTGACAGGCGGTCTCTTGGCTCCTCTGGAGCGGCAACTGCTCGGCGTAGGCCTGTTGCCTTCAGGCGTTGCCGCAGGCGGGCTACTTGCCGCGCCAAGCACCAATTAGCGCCAGGATCACCAGCGAAATCAGCCAGCCAAGCATCCCCGGATCTACGTTCATTCAGCCCCCTAGGCCACCCAAGCGGTGGCCTTTTGCATTTTAAGGAGCCCAACGCATGGGACTTGAAGCCGCCAACTACATCGCCGACCTGGTGGAGACGAACCCGACCGGTTCGGACCCAGCCAGCTCGTCCGATGACCACCACCGCCTCATGAAGAAGGTGGCGAAGCAGACGTTCCCGAACCTCAACGGGCCGGTCACGGCGACGCCAGCCATGCTCAACGGCGACAAGGTTCGCCAGGGGGCCGGCCCTGGGCAGCTCAATAACGCAATCTCGATGGGTTGGGACGGGGCGGAGATCCGAGTCTCCTTGGACGGCGTGAACCGCGGCGGCCTGGCCTACGACTGGACGGTCCTGGAAGCCTCGCCGCCCGGGTTGCTTGGCATGTTCTTCCAGAACTCCCCCCCGGCTGGATGGCTAAAGGCCAATGGCGCTGCAGTCAGCCGCACCACCTATTCCCGTCTGTTCGCGCGCATCGGCACCCTCTACGGTGCCGGGGATGGAAGCACGACGTTCAACCTGCCGGAGATGCGCGCTATGTTCGCTCGGTGTTGGGACGATGCGCGCGGCGTTGACCCTGGTCGTGGCATCGGTAGCTACCAGCCCCAGGCCAACATGGCCCACAACCACGGCGGGGCAACTGGGCTGAACGGTGCCCACACGCCAAGTGGCACGGCAAACGTGGCTGGCTCCCACTTCCACACCGGCACGGCGCTCGCAGCAGGTTCGCACACAAACACCGTTCCACAAACTCGTGTTGCCGGCGGGGGCGGGGCGGCTGCTTCGCTCAAGAGTGAGGATCTGGCCGGGACACCACTGGCCACCAATTCTGTGGGCGACCACACGCACACCCTGTCCATGACGACGGCGCCAGATCACACCCACATCCTGAGCATGAACGCGGTTCCCGATCACGCTCATTCCATCGCGACGGACGGCACGGAGTCGCGTCCTTTCAACGTGGCCCTGATGGCCTGCATCAAGTACTGAGGTGGCCATGAGCGAAAAAACCGTCTACAGCTATCACCCCTTCGCCCGGGCCTATCTCGGCCCGTTGACGCTTGACGATAGCGACCGCAGCCCGCTTGAAAAGGACGTGTGGCTGATTCCCGGCGGCTGCCTTGAGGTTGCTCCGCCCGAGCCCGGCGCCGGCCAGTACGTCGCCGAAGAGGCCGGCGCCTGGGTGCTGCGCGACATCCCGCAGCCGCCGACGCCGACCCCCGAGCCTGAACCCGAGCCGCCGACTCCCGAGCAGCAAATGCAGGCTGTCGAGGACGCGATCCAGGACTACATGGACGCGATGGCCCGCATGCTGGGCTACGACGACATCAAGACCGCCGTGACGTACGCGGACGAACCTGCAGTCCCGAAGTTCCAGGCCGAAGGGCAAGCCCTTCGCGCGTGGCGCTCGCTGGTCTGGGCGGCCTGCTACGAGCACCTGGCGCTGGTGGAGGCGTGGGAGGCCGAGATCCCGACGCTGGAGGAAGCCATCGCCATGCTGCCCGTGTTTACGCCACCGGAGGCAGCTTGACTATTCAAGACCCCACCGCGATCAACCGGCCAGTCATCAAGGCCTGTGCGTCCTGGGCCTGCGCGGGAGTGGCCCGCATCGCAGAGGCTGGGACCGCCACCCAGACCGATACATGGCATTGGGTGCAGTCCGTTCCATGGGCGGCCCTGGCGTCTGCAGCGGCGTTCGGCTACTCGCTGATCCTCATCGTTGAGGCCATCTGGAAAAAGGGCGTTCGACCGCTGGCCCAGCGCATGGGCTGGATCAAACCTCGCCGTCGCCTGACGGACATCACAGACAGCGAATGGGCGTCCATGCGCCCGGGGAGTGACCGATGAGCGAACTGGAACGACAGCTGCGCGGCGACGAAGGCGAGAAGCGTCAGGCCTACCAAGACCATCTGGGGTTCTGGACCATCGGGGTGGGGCGCCTCATCGACGCCAGGAAGGCCGGCAGCGGCCTACGCCCGGACGAGATCAGCTACCTGCTGAACAACGACATCGCCGACCGCAAAGCGGCCCTGGCTGCCAAGCTGCCTTGGATGCAGAGGCTGGACGAAGCTCGTCAGGGTGTGCTGCTGAACATGTCGTTCCAATTGGGGGTTGAAGGCCTGCTCGGCTTCGTCAACACCCTCAAGTTCATCGAGGCCGGCGACTACGGTCGTGCGGCCGACAACATGATGCTGAGCAAGTGGGCGACCCAGACGCCCGCGCGTGCAAAGCGCCTGGCCACGCAGATGCGTACCGGCGTGTGGCAATTCACCCCGGGGACGTAACTATGTGGCCGCAACTCCTGACCCTTCTCCCGGGCCTGCTGGACAAGATCCTGCCCGACCCCAAAGCCGCCGACGAAGCCAAGCTGAAGCTGATGGAGCTGGCTCAGTCTGGTGAACTCGCCCAGCTCAACTCGGCGACTCAGATCGCCGTGGCTCAGACCGAAGTCAACAAGATCGAGGCCGGCAGCAACCGCCTGTTCGTGGCGGGATGGCGGCCCTTTGTTGGCTGGATTTGCGCATGCGCCATCGGCTTCAAGTACATCGGCGGCCCGCTGCTGGTCATGGTGGCGGCCTGGTTCGGCCATTCCATCGAACTGCCGGACGTGGGAGCCGAAGACTTGATGGTCCTGTTGGGCGGCATGCTGGGCCTGGGCACGCTGCGCACGGTCGAGAAAGTCAAGAAGGTCGCCTGATGCGGGCCCTCATTCAGCGATCTGGCACGCCACATCGTCAACCAAACGATGCGTTCGCCGCGCCTCTGCCGCAACCATGGATTGCTGCCGTTGCTTGCGTTCTTGCTTCAAGATCGATGCAAGAGCGTGCGGCGAATAGAAGGCCTTCGCCTCCGCGCTTGGATACTCCTCAAACAGTCCGCCGAGCCCCAATGCTTGGGCAATGTCGTGCTGATGGTGCATGTTTCAATTCTAGGGGGTTGGCATGACCTGGCACCTTGACCCCATCACGCTCCATGGCCGGCGCTACCTCGCGGGCAAGAGCTATGCGAACCGGGACAAGTACGCTACCAACGTCACGGTGCAGATCATGAACGGCACAACGGCCTATCTGAGCTGCATGCTCAACGACGGGACCGATGGTCCGATCCGCAAGGAGGATTTTGAGGAACTGAGCGCCATGCTCCGAGACAAGTACGGCATCAAGGCCATACACATGGAGCGGCACGGTGCAGCGAAGGTCCACAACACCGGGCCGGCGCCTCTCACCTGATCTCGCGGGGTGTCTCCTGATCGGCTCAAGCCCGATCTTCACAGGCCCCGGGCGGGAAGGTCCGGGGCCTTTTCTTTGGGAGAAAAGCGGAACGCTCCGCGGAACAGATGCGGAACGCGCTAGCGGCTTTGTAGCAAGAAAACTATGGTGCCCGGGGCCGGAATCGAATCTCTCTCAAAGGTCGTTGTTCTTAATCAAGTTTCTTTGTTGACGCGTTGGGTGGGGAACACCTTTGGGTACGCCTTAAAAAATTCCCTTTGTTGTGCTGTTGCGACAGCCGAGGCTTTCCATGCGCTGGATCAGGCACTCGCCGTCCGCGATCCGCTGGATCGTGCTGGTGAGGTCGTTGGTGTTGTGCTTGCGTGTCGGCACGGTCGTTCCCGGTGAAACCGCTGTTCTCAGTTCGTCGCCTGGCGGTTGCGCGCCTCTGGCCGTTGCAGCAGTGGGCTCTCGGCGGGGGCAGGGCAGCGCAAGATGGTATGCGGCATGCGCGGACGCGCGCGCCCTCGTACCGGATCCGGTGTGCGCGCAGTCCTGCCGCGCATCTTCCTCGACAACGTAGCCGATGCCGCGCAGACTGCGTATGGCCACGCCGCTCGACAAACATGTATTCAAAAGCCAGATGCTCGTAGTTCGCCACCGCGCTCAGAGCCAATGGTATATAGGCGGCTGTTTGGCGAGAAAGCGCTGCGCAGCAGCTTGGTGGTACGCGCTTTCACGGCAAAGCGATTGGGCCAAGGCCTCTTGCAGATACACAGATTGGCGGTCTGACTCGAAGGCGCGGTTCATCACCGATTTGGCAATCCCTAGCGCGCCAGCAGGAGCATGCTCGAACCGTGCGGCCAGTTCCAATCCAGCGTCGAGCAGTCTGTCCTGCTCACAGATCTGGTGAACTAGGCCCAAAGCTTGGGCTTCGGTCACCTCCACGGTTC